TAAACTTCACAGATCCTAATACGGGAAGAATAATCAATAGTAATAGATACAACTACCTCAAACCGGCTGAACGCGCGGCCCTCAAGCGCAAGTGGGCCCAGACCGAGCACAAGGCGGCGGTCTACATTAACAAGGCCACTTTTAATTCAATATTGGCCGGAGCCAAGCACCGCAGCAATGGCTATCAGAAGGTATTTAACCTTCAAAATGCTGGATACAAAATTAAAAATGAAAATTTCAAAAAATTTAACAGTAATTTGATGACAAAATTTCCAATCAAGAAGGAGTCACCTAAAAACAAGACCTATACCTTCGCCGAGGCCAAGGCGTACATGAATCAATGGAAGAACCCTGGTGTACGCAAGGCTAAATATTCACTCGTGTGGAAGGGAATACCCATGGCCCAGCGCAAGGTCCTGATGCACTATCGCAATAAGGGCGAGTGGCTCGAGAACAACGCCTTTGAGAACAAGGCCAAGCCTCCTATCAAGCGCAAACCCAAACCTAAATCGCCGAGCCCTTCTCCACACACGAAACGCGCGACTCAGGTGAAGGCCAATTTCGAAAAGTATTGGAAGGCTATACAGCCCGAAAATAGGCAGATGATCCGCAATTACGTCGCCGCCTACAAGAGCCCGAGTCCAATCGCCAAAAAGCCTAGCCCCGTGAAGAACTCAAACGCACTAGCCAACGCCAAGCGCAACGTGAATGCGCTCAAGACTGCCAAGGATCGCAAACACTACAAGCGGACGAGAGCGGAAAATCTGAGCCAGAGTAACTGGATGAATCTTCACCGGTACGTCCAGAAGAAGAACGTCGAGGCTCGTCAGGCCCGTGCTGCCAAGAAATCTGTTGCTAAAAAGTAAGATGTCGCCACGTCGTCGGTCAGTGTCCGGTCTGAACTTCAGCACGTGGATGCGCACCAACGCCACCCGGGCCGTCGGCCACTACAAGAAGCGCACGAGCCCTTCATCCGGAAGCCACAAGTCGCCAAAGACCTCGGCATCTCTCATGCGTCTCCGCAATCGGGCGATGCGCACAGTGACCACGCTCCAAAATTACAACGCGTCCACGGCTGCTCGTAATCATGCCCGCATCAAGAAGATGCTCAAGGAGATTGTCAATTACGACGCGCGGCGAACCCACAAGCTCGTGCGTCAACCAAATGGGACGTATTCGCTTGCTCGACGCGGTTAAAAATTTTAGCCATTAATTATTAAAATGCAGATCTTCGTGAAGACTCTGACCGGCAAGACAATCACACTCGAGGTTGAATCTAGTGACTCAATCGCCAATGTGAAGGCTAAGATTCAGGATAAGGAGGGGATCCCGCCAGACCAGCAGCGGCTGATTTTTGCTGGAAAACAGCTGGAAGACGACAGGACCATGGCCGATTACAATATTCAGAAAGAATCGACCCTACACCTCGTTCTTCGTCTGCGTGGGGGTTCTCTATAAATTAATATTTTATAATACTAAATGGCGTTCCGTGTTCAGGATCCCGTTTCTAGTCTTTTTTGGGAAGTCGATAGCGGTTACCGTATTCGTCTTGGTGAAAAAGGCTCTGTATATACGCATAATTCAGATGGCTCCATTGTGAACGTCGAGACGGGCATGACTCTCCGTCTGGTGGGCAACAAGGTCGTCGAGGGAGACTGGGCCGCCTTCTGGACGATCGCAGACGGTGTCATATCCATGGATATCGAGCATATCATCCAGTACGACGAGACGTCTTCAACCCTCCGAGTGGCGAGCACACCTGCTGCACCGTGGATCATTATTCCAGAGGGCTCTGTGCCAGAGCCTGAGGTTGCCGTGCCAGAGCCCGAGGTTGCCGTGCCAGAGCCCGAGGTTGCCGAGCCGGAGCCTGAGGTTGCCGAGCCGGAGCCTGAGGATGAGGAGGATGAGCCTGAAGAGGATGATGATGACGTGCCAGTTGCTCGGTCCTCCGCCCTTAACGAGGAGGCTCTGAATGCTCAGGCGGCCGACGCTGCAGCAGCAGCAGCAGATGAAGAAGAGGCTTAAGAAATAAGATCCATTTGTTAATAATGTCTGATCTAGTCAAGCACGTCATCAAGTCTTTCAACGCCGCCAATACGTGGAAGCCTCGGCTACCAGATACGATATTTGCTTTGGAAGGAATGTCGGGATACAAGACCCGTGTATTTTACAATCATTTGTGTTCTCTCGAGTTTCCAGACCGTCAGACCGAGTACCTTGAGGTTGGCGTGTGGAAGGGATCCACGCTGTGTTCGTCTATGCACGGCAATCACAAGTGTAATGGGACCGTCATTGAGAACTGGGCTCTTTTTGGAGGCCCCAAGGATGAATTTGATCATCACGTCAAGTATTTTAATTTCGGCGACCGTTTGACAATTTTCGAGGAGGATGTATTTTCATTTGATATTTCTAAATTGAAAAACCCTATTGATATTTACTTGTATGATGGATGTCACGAGGAGATGAGTCAGTACAAGGGCATCACGCATATGTGGCCTGCTCTGGCCTCAAACGCGATTATCATAGTCGATGACTGGAACTGGCCGGACGTGCGCAAGGGAACTTTTGATGGTCTCGCGGCGGTCGGGGCAAATATCATCGAGAAGTTTGAAATCATGTACACTCCCGATGGAACTCATACCCCTATGGTAATTGCCCAGCGTGAATTTTGGAACGGAATCGCAGTTTTCGTAGTTTCAAAAAATTCTCAGTAATAGTTAGATATGAATATCCCACCATCCAAGTGGGGACCTCACTTTTGGATGACCTTACACGTAGCATGTCTAGTGTGCCAAGACTATAAAGCCCTTGCTGAGTTTGTAGAGGGTTATATATATGTAATACCGTGTCTGTCGTGTCGCGAACACTTTGAACAGGTTCTGGTCGATAATCCAGTCCCAAAGGCCGACGACTTTTTCAAGTGGTCAGTAGACGTTCACAACATCGTGAACAAACGACTTGGCAAACCAGAATTTTCATATGAAGATGCCCTTGCTAATCTACTCACCGGCACACACTTTGACACCCCTCCTCAATTTGATTTGAAAATTCCTATTATAATTTTTCTCATAATTATTATTTTGTTTCTCATTTTTAATCGTAAATAGAATTAAGAAATGGCTGGTGGAATATTTCCAGGTCGTCCATTTTCCTTTAATATAAAATGTATTGTGTTTTCACTGCTTCTTGCAGCGGGTTATTGGTTCGCCCCACACAAGAATCTCTGGGTCCTTGCTTTCTTGCTTTGGTTCCCTTACATAGCTCTCGCGTGGTACGATTACACGTACGCGTGCCGAGACAAACTGGACCCCACGATCGTGCCGTTCGGTCGGATGTTCTGGCTGCCCTTCAAGCCCCAGGGATACAAAGACGAGTTCCACAAGATGGCTGACGAACAGATTCAGCTCATGAATCGCGTTGATCATCTGGTGGGGTGGACTGTGGTCGCAGCCGCCGCGACGTGGTTCCTAGTGACCCGCAAAAATTAGGGTTCTCCTCAAATTTCGCAACTTTTCTTTCGGTTCATCGTGAACTGCTCAAACTCGGCATTTGGTTTGGTAGGTGACATCCATTCTACGGGCATCTCGACGCGTTCTACATGGGGGTTCATGACGGCACCTGGTTTCATTCGCACGAGGTGAAACTTACACGCACCACGCTCCTTCAAGGGCCTTCCGCAATTCCACGCGTTGCACTTGGCCTCGAAGACCGCCCCGATGTCTTTTGCCCCGCTACCCATATTGAAACGGATTTCAGATCGCAAGGTCCTCGGAACCTCTTTCAAATGTGAACTGATGGACGTCCGCATGTCCTTGAACATTTCAGACTGGAGAAAGCTGTTGAGGACGGCCTGTGTGAACGTTTTAGCCTCGAGAAAGTCGCGACAGGCCGGGTTGTGGTCCCGAACCCACGTACAGTACTTTTCGAACCGAGGCCACGACTCTTTGAGCAGGGGAACCACCTGGTCCTGCATGACTCGATTCCAGTATATGAGAACAAAGTCGCTCGGTGTCGCTCTGACGGCCTCTCCGTCCTCCATATAATAAACTTCGGGAGTCGCCACATTGGGCCAGACTGCGAATCTGTTCAGATCATTCAGCTGGTTGAAGACGTGACTGGCGACGTGACGGAATCGAATATGCTCATTGAGAGACTCCACGAGCTCAGTCAAGTTCAACGACCCAATGTTAGGTGGGACGTACTCGATATCCCTCTCAAACTTGAATGGGTCCCGGGAGTCGCATGGGTTCTTGCGCCCCTTGTGACGGTCCAGTTTCGCCTGAGCCCTCGACAGAAACTTCGGGTCCGTGAACTCCTGGAAGCAGCTCGGACACTTGACAGAGGCGACCATCTCTACTATGCTCCAAGAAAAAAAACCTTCCCGACCCCTCTGTGGCCTGGGGAAAAGTTATGGTTTTGGGACAGAAGGTCAACAAGGGCCCGAGTCTCGGGTCTCCGTCGGGTATGTCCTCCATGTGTACCCGGCACCGGCCTGAGGGTGCACACTCTGGCTCTGAACACCATGCGACTTCACACGATCTCATATCTATCTATAATTCATCCTGGTATTTTTAAGTTTACATAGAGATTCAAGTGGAACACTATATATTCTAAAGTTATGGAAGACGAATTGACATAATATCAAATTGGGTGTCACACTACGTTTTAGGATTGCGTCACTTTAGACCTGGTGGTAGTTCGAAAAAATTAGGGTCTTGTGCCCCGCAGTGACCTAAAGGCATCAAGCCCTATCAAGTTAACATGAGCTATGAACGGCTCTCACATGTGGAGCATATCCTCAAACGCCCCGACACTTATGTCGGATCCCTCCCTCCCGAATCTGCCTCATATTGGATTCGAGACGGGGAGCGTTTCAAGCTTTCTGAGCTTTCTGTTTCACCTGGTTTGGTGAAGATCTTCGACGAAGTGCTGGTGAACGCCATCGATCAGCACTCCCTACACCCCAAGAAGGTGACGTGTATCGAGGTTAATCTGGGCGCCGACAACTCGGTCACGGTCTACAACGCCGGTTCGGGAATCCCCATCAAAAAACACGCCACCGAGAAAGGTGCCGATGGAAAACCACTTTGGATTCCCGAGCTCATCTTTGGCCACCTTTTGACAAGCTCCAATTATAATGACGAGGAGCAACGCGTCACGGGTGGTCGTAACGGGTACGGCGCCAAGTTGGCCAACGTTTTCAGTTCCCTATTTAAGATCAAAATTAGTGATGGCAAGAAAGTCTACGAGCAGACCTGGACGGACAACATGAGCAAGGTGAGCCCACCGGTGGTGACAGACGAAAAGCTGACTCCTTCCGTGTCCGTCACCTTTTTGCCCGATTGGAAGCGCTTCGGAGGTCCGGGCGACTTTGCCAAGCTCGTGGAGAAACGCACGTGGGACACTTCCATGTGGTGCTCAAAGGCCCAAGTCTATTTCAATCAGAAATTGCTCAAGGTCTCGAACCTCGGTGAGTATGCACAGGGCCACGTGGGCACGGGGGCCATAGCCAAGATGGGAATTGACAACTGGGAGATTGTGGTGGCTCACTCGACGAGTGGCGCATTTCAGCAAGTTTCTTTTGTGAATGGAATTGCCACAACCAAGGGAGGCAGCCACGTCGACAAGGTGACCAAGGCTCTGTGCGATGCGATCGCGGCCGACAAGCGCGTGACTGTGAAACCTGCTCAGATCAAGGCGGCGCTCTTCGTGTTCGTCCGGGCCGTGGTCGTCAACCCCACCTTTTCCAGCCAGACCAAGGCCGAGTGTACTTCAAAAATTACGGATGCCATTGATTTGAAACCAAAATTCGTCAAGGATGTCCTGGCGACGGGAGTCTTGGACGATCTTCTCGCTCTCGGCCTCGCAAAGGTCGACAAAGAGCTCAAGAAGACAGATGGGTCCAAAAAGTCGCGCATCACGGGAATCCCCAAGCTTGACGACGCCAACTGGGCCGGCACTCACAAGTCCCACGACTGTACGCTTATTATCACCGAGGGAGACTCGGCGAAAGCTCTTGCCATTGCCGGGTTGAGCGTGGTGGGCCGCAACGCGTTCGGCGTGTTTCCACTCCGGGGAAAGCCGCGCAATGTGCGGGATGCTACGGTAAAGCAGGTGACTGATAATGAGGAATTTTCCAACCTGAAAAAGATCCTCGGGCTCCAACATGGCAAGGTTTATAATTCAGTGAGAGAATTGCGCTACGGCCGTCTAATGATCATGACTGACGCGGATCTGGACGGCTCTCATATCAAGGGTCTGGTGCTCAACATGTTCCACGTGTACTGGCCCAAGCTGATTGAGTTGGGATTCGTGGTGAGCATGGTGACGCCCGTCATCAAAGCTGGACGTGTGTGGTACTTCACCGAGGAGGAGTTCAGGGCCGCACAGGAGGCTGGGCGCGTGACGGTCGGCGCAAACGGCATCAAGTACTACAAGGGTCTGGGCACCTCAACGAGCGCTGAAGCCAAGGAGTACTTCCAGAAGATCGAGCAACTGACCGTAGCCTTCGGCGCAGACCCGAACATGAACGAATCCATGACGCTGGCCTTCTCCAAGGCGCAGGCCGACGACCGCAAGGGGTGGCTGACCAATCATATGGCGGCCCCTCCTGCGGGGATTCCATATGGGCACATCAAGGCTCTTCCCGTTACGGAATTTGTTCACCGCGATCTGGCGAACTTTAGCGCAGAGGACATCAAGCGTTCGATTCCCCACGTAGTGGATGGCCTCAAGCCGAGTCAGCGCAAGGTGATATACGCCTGTCTCAAGAAGAACCTGACGTCAGACATGAAGGTGGCGCAATTAGCGGGTTACATCGCCGAGCAGACGGCGTATCATCACGGCGAGGCGAGTCTACAGGGTACGATTGTGAATTTGGCTCAAAATTTCATGGGGGCCAATAACCTCAATCTCCTCGAGCCCTCTGGACAGTTTGGAACGCGGTTGGCGGGTGGAAAGGATGCGGCCAGCTCCCGTTACATCTTCACACGCCTGAGTCCTCTGACGCGCCGGATCTTTGACCCTACTGATAATTATGTTCTGAAATATGTGATGGATGACGGGCAGCAGGTGGAGCCCGAGTTTTACACCCCCATCGTGCCTATGATTCTTGTGAACGGTGCGGAAGGCATCGGTACCGGATTCAGTTGCTATGTCCCGCCATACGACATAGAGGTCATCAAGCACAACATCTTGTGTGCACTTGACCAGGTGGCGATGGCTCCTATGGTTCCTCACTTCAAGGGATTCCGGGGCAAGGTGACCAAGACGAAGGATCACACATGGGTTCTGGAGGGTGTTGTGGCAAAGGAGGGGACACAACTTCACGTGACGGAGCTCCCACCGGGTCTGTGGATTCAGGATTTCAAAGAGCATCTGGACGCCCTCTTGGAGAAGGGCACTATTCAGAAGTTCGAAAATCACTCTACGGAAACAACTCCCGACTTTCGCATCTGGGGCGCCGACGGTATGAAAGACGGCACCCGGGAACTCGGTATTATCAAGACGATTCACACCTCCAATATGCACTTGATTAGCCCTAATGGAGCGGTCAAAAAGTACAATAGCCCGGAGGAGATCCTCGTGGACTATCTGGAGGTGCGGATAGGGGCGTACAAGAGACGCAAGGCGTGGCAGCTCAAACAATTGGATTCTGAAATTGGGTGGCTTTCAGAAAAGGCTAGATTTATTCGCGACGTGGCGGTGACTCCCAAGCTCCAAGTGTTCAACACGCCACTCGAGCAGATCCATTTCCAGCTCCGAAGGGAAAAGTACGCCGAGGCGCTGTGGCCCAAGCTCATGGATATCAAGACGTATCAATACACCAAGGAGGAGGTGGCTAAGCTCGAAGCGCTTTGTACAGCCAAACGCCAAGAGCACGCGCAGCTGAAGGCCCTGTCTGTGGTACAGATGTGGAAAAATAACCTACGTGAAATCTAGAAGATGGCCGAGCAGGTGCTCGACCTCGCGCGCAAGGCACAGGCGCCTGTGCTTGACTTTTTCAAAAGTAAAGTCCCCCGTGCTTTTAAAGATGTTATAAATTTATTTAACCAGGAAGTCGGTGCCCGCCCGCCCGACGAACCCGCCCCACCCGCCCCTCCCATCAGTTTTATTCCAAATGTGAATATTGTTTTGAATCCAGTTGAAATTAATGGCTTCTATTTGCTGACTGGAAATAACTATGTGACATTTTATGCCACCACGAACAACCAAAATAGGGCCTCCGTCAAGGAGGGATGGACGGTTACTGGTGTTGTTGGAATTTCAGGACAGCTCGTTGTGGGTGGAACCATAGACATCAATCCAGAAAATGATTCTCGTTCAGTTAAAATATCAGAATCTTCTTCAGAGGCGTATATTTGGTCATTCACCCTCCAGTCAGATACTGAACAGGCGGTGGCTCCATATCAATCAGCAACGGGTGTAGTTATTTATCCACCTGGTCAGATTGATTACGCGGTTACTAAACGTCAAGGACAGGTGTCGGGAAGTTATTCTATAGTACAGAATGTACTCAAATTTGATTTTAAAGAAGATCCTCCAAGTGGGTTCGGACCCGGGTGGACCATCGAGAATTTACGGGGATTTGAAACTGGTTTTAGTGTAGTTTCATATAACGACAATGATAGATATATAACGCGGCCTCGAACCTTTTCACAAGGTAAGGTTGTGAAAGGTGGCGAAACAGTTTTTATAATGGATCAATTTGCCATATTAAAACCACTCGACGGAAGCATTCTAGAAAACACGGCCAAGCCTGTAGTCACAAAGGGTTTGACCAAAGAACCGGGATTTATAAGTACTTTTGTTCCCGCCAAATTTACGAATTTTGAAACGAACGCAGCGATTCAGAAAATCAACATAGAAATCAACGAGAATGTGCGGGGCGGCGCGTCCTCGTTTAACCTAAGAGATTTGAATACTGAATTCAAATACGAGGCTCTGGAAACTGGCCCTTTTAAAGACGTGAAAGGCAGTGGGTTCAGCTCGGCTTCTGTTTTGGCTCTCAATGCCATAGGCCCACAGGAAGACCACCTGCTTCTGGAAGATTTCACCAAGTCACAGTGGAACCCTGAATTCAAGAGGTACACAAATTCCGTGATGTATCAGCGCGTCATTCCGTTTCCGCCACCCAATCCTTCTTATCAGAATCAGACTATTCAGATACAGCTCAGACCTACTGAGCTTGGGCACCTCATGTCGAATATGTATCTCAAGGTGACCATGCCGGCGCTGCCCGCGGGTGGTCAATACACTCCCCAAATTGGGAGAGCCCTGATAAAGCAGGTTGATCTTCTCGTCAACGAGACGGTCATCGAGACTCTCTACGACGATTGGTACATCATTCGTGACCAGTTGTTCTTGGACGCTGACGAGCAAACCGGTATGTTTCAGGCTGTGGGTGGAAACAATATCAACTCGCAAGTGGAGACCGATTACATCATCCCTTTGGAATTTTTCTTCTGTCGCCGAAAATCCCACAACTCTCACGATGACGAGCGTCTACGCCGGCCATACTTTCCACTTTGCGCAATGTGGAATCAGCGAATGTACGTGCGTTTCACGTTTCACCCCAACACGTGGTGGTGCAACGTCGCCGCCCCTCACACAACCGACATGATCCTCCCCAAGCTCGTGACCGAAGAAATTATTCTGGAAAATGCTGAAAAGCTTTATTACACGAACACGCCTCTCAAGTACATTGTGAATCGCATCAAGAAAGAGTCGACGCTCACATTTACAGCGGGAAATCCACAACTACAGCTCACCGCCTCCTTCCCAGTTCAAACCATTGCATGGTTCTTTAGAAATAAGAATTACGAGGACGTCACATCTGGTCTTTATTCAGACTCGCGCTACATCTACGGTTACACGACCCAGTATATTCAAACGGGTATTCAATTAAACTTTCCATCTGGCTCATCTAATTACATTGACGTGATTGATACTGCTAAAATTACACTCAACAATATAGACATTCTAAGCACGTTCCAGGGGTCGTTGTACTACACGTTCAAACAGCCTATGGAACACGGACTTTCAATTCCTTCAAAAAATATTTACACCTATTCATTTGGCCTCACTCCTAAGGAGTATAATCAGGGAGGTTATCTTAATTTTTCAAAACTAAATTCTCAAACGACGACGCTTACACTCGTGTTCAACCCAAGTTACGCAACGCAGATATCACAGGGATACAATCTGTGTATGTTTTACTATGGGTATACTCTTCTCGAGTTCCAGGGAGGATTTGCTCGTCTTCCTTATATTTAATAGGCACATTATCCAGGTATTCTATGATACCATTTTGGATACACCATTTCAGAAAGTTGAGCTGTGCGCACGTTGTCGTGAACCCGTGAAATTCGACACGTTCCGTTCGACAAAAAGGGTCGAACAGTTTCTTACTGTACCCGTCCAGACTCGACTTGTAGGCTACGTGAACCGTGAACATCTTTCCGGTAGGTGTGGTGTACGTGACGTGGTTCGCCTTGGCGTAATTCGTAACGAACCACTCGAGTTTACGAAGCGAGATTCCCTTGCGGTGCCCCAGAATATCGTGAAGTTTCTCACGATTCTCTGGTATATCAAAAAATTTAGAGAGGCTCGTCAGCAGCAACTCAGACTTGCTCATTAAGTTTTAGAGCTCTCAAATCTCTAACTAAACTTCCCAAGGAGCCTTGACTCTCTCAACGAGCTTTGGCGGCGGCGGTGGGACCTGCGATTGATGAAATCCACAGTACCCATTATCTTTGGGCTCCTTGAGGCAGCGCTTCTTGCTTTTCAGAATTCCCTTACAGAAAGAACATTCAATTCCGGCTGTATCCTTCATCAACTGTTCTATAGGTAAATCATAGGCTTTTGAAATCACCTTGAGCGTCTCTGATATATGAACGCCCACTCGACGCGAAACCTCTTCTTCAATCAGCTGGATAATCTGCTGCTCCATTAACTTACTATTTTTGAGCACAGAACGTTTATGTAGCCTTTTTGGAAAACATGGTCAGGAACGCCTTCCGCGCCGCCACCTCAGTCGTGCTCTCCGTCTTGGCCATGAATTTCCGGTCGAAAATCAAGTCCGCACTCACGAGCGGTTCAAGGAGATCTTGTACCGGCTTCTTGAATTGGTTGGTGAAATAGTACTGAAAATCAAGCGGTACATTATTTTCACGGACCCACACAGGATCCTCGGCTTTTTCATACATCTTCCCGTCACCCTTGACAATCACGAAAGCGACGCGGTCCCCTTGCTGAGGCTCGGAACCTGGTGCACGGCTCTTGATCTTGTCCCGGACCGTCACGTGAGGCATCGGCACCTTGTACTCGGAAGCCAATTGCTTGCTCATCAGCAACTTTTCGATCGGCACATTCCCTTGAATCAGGATCTTTGCCGCCTCCCGCGCAGCTATGATGACCGGATTGGGGTCACTCGACTCGAGGACCATCTCTAGAAGCTTTTTTAGGGTTTCCCTAACAAATGGACAGCTGTCACGACGGACAACCTGTAGACCTTTGATGTCAATCTTCTTGAAGGCGACCAAACGCGTCCCATCCTCTTTCAGAACGGGCGTCCCATCCTTGTTGGATTTGCCCTCATACATCTTGGCCGCGTATCGCTTTTTGCTGTACAGAAAGTACGGGCAATAAACCTTTTCGAGCTCAAGGTCATTTGGAGCCTTGAACAGCTTCGTACACTGCTCGGCCGCCATTTCACCCTGTTCCCATGAGTAGTCTATAGCCTCTTGGCCTTTGCGCCCGTGTACGTCAAACTCGACCATCACAGAGTCTGTGTCCCCGTACCGCACCTTCGCACCGGGAAAGTGCTTCTCGACGTAGTTCTTGGTCTCTTCAATCATTTGTCGTCCTCGCATAGTAACAGTTGATGCGATGGCTACGCACGGAAGCATGCCCTTAGAAGCCCCAGTAAACCCATAAATACTGTTCATACTAATTTTGTAGGCCAATTGCTGACCGTTGTAAACCGCCTCCATGGGAGTCCCTTCCGCTTGGGCCATGAGCTTCTTGGCCTTTTTACGAAACGCCTTGAGGTCCATGAGGATCGTGGGGAGGAGAGAAACTACAGGTTTCTCTCCCGAGGTCTGAGCGAACCTGTGCGGCCCGAACTGCTCGTACGTGACGCCTGGCAAATTGTCGTACCGGGAATTCATGACCAGCGTCGAATAACACAGGTTCTCGGCGCACATGATGCTCGGATACAGACTCGCAAAATCCAGGGCTGTGATGGGGCCATAGTACGCTCCAGTCTGGGCTTCTAGAACCGTCGCACCCTGATACTGCTCGTCTGTAGGGCCATTCGGCCTCCGGAAAGTCGGAATGATGAAATTGAGCTCCCGGGCCTTCTTCGCCATCTGTGAAAACACCTTGATTTGCTGACCGCGCTCACTCAAAAAAGCTAGGGGTACCCAACACGCCTTGGCCATCTCAACCTGATTCTGAATCTGGCAGAGTTTCTCCATGAGCGCATGTGGTAGCTCCGTATCCTTGATACAGTACTCCGCCACCTCACCGAGCTCGACAGGGTCCCCATCCCTGTACCGTCTGAAAATCTCTTTGACCGGCATATCATTCTTTTGATCCTTCAGAAAGTGCTTTGAGACGCTGTTCAGTGAGTAGCTCTCCAGCTTGTGCTCACGCTTCACATCCTGAAACAGATCGAAAACGTACCGGCCTTTCATAGGCACCATCTTGAGCTCGTTGTTTCCGAGGGCGCTCGAACTAAGATTCTTCTCTACGAGCGCCGCCACCTCCCCACGGATACGGCCCCACACGGGGCTCAGACCGCAGTGAATCGTCGCGCGGATGATGAGAAACTCCAGGTCGAACCCGAAGATGTTCCACCCCGTGATTATGTCAGGATCGATTTTGATCAGGTATTTTTGGAATGCAGCCAAAAGCTCTTTTTCGGTCTCGAAACTCTCCACGTCACCACCAGCAGTCTGTTTAAGGCACAAACACTTGCGGTCCAAAAAGCCCTCTTTTCCAAACTCCTTTGTCGTCATGCCAATCTGAAACACTATGTCGCGCGGATTCTTGGGGTCCGGAAACGCCCCGGTACTCGAGTAACACTCAATGTCAAACGACATGATCCGAAGAGGCGCGAAATCGTCCCGGGCGAGTGGAGTGATCAAACGCCAGTTGGGTGCCCACAGATTCACCTCACACGTCGACTCCGCGTCAGGTTCGCAAAGTCCCGGATCTATCCAGCCAGTCGATGTGCACCCAGACACGTGCATGAATC